GCATACAATTCTGCACGTGAGGCTTTAGATAGTCATTCACCATCTAGAAAATTTATGTCGTTAGGCGTTGATTCCGATGATGGTTTAGCTATAGGATTTATGCGTAATGTAGGAGTTGTTGTTAGTGCCGCTAAAAACGTTGCTGTTAAAGCGTTAGATGCGTCTAAAAAGACAGTGTCCATTATGGGTTCGTCAATGTTTGATTCTATAGATGTAAATCCTGTAATCACACCAGTGATGGATCTGTCAGAAATTCAAAATGGAGTAAATGGGCTTGATAATCTAGTTGGAGGAAGGTCTGTTAGTTTGGCAGCAAATGCCAATGTTGGGTACAACGTTCAAACTAGTATTATTGACAAAATACAAGATGCAATATCTACGAGCATGAACAAAATTTCAAAAGCGACAGCAGAAAATAGTGGTGATGCTAATGTAGTGATCGAGGTTCCTGTATATATTGATGGGCGTGAAGTTGCAAAAGCTACTGCTCCATATTCTAGAACAGAAATAAATAAACTAAACACATTACAAAATAAATTAGGAGGTATAGTATGACCGTAAATGATTATATGGGTAGCTTAGACTTGCCTGATTGTGCGCCAACAATTAATGGTGCGTATTTGGAAGAAAGTATTATAGGATATCGTACAGGTATGGTTACTGGCAGAGGAGCTAATTCTATAACCATATCAGAACAAACTTTAGGCACAAGTGGCGATACGAAATACGTGTCCAAAAGGGTTACATCAAAAGATTTAGTTATTAATTATGATTTGGTTGCAGATACAAAGCTTGATTATTTAGACAAATATTCATATCTTGTAAGTTTATTACAAACCGAAGACAGTAAATTCGTTTTTCGTGACGAAACGGATAAATACTACATTGGTACAGTATCAGGAATAACGGAGAAAATTCTTGATGGCGGAGGTATTGGTGTTTACGCCGCTACTGGTACTATAACTATTAGATGTTCGGACCCTTATAAATATTCAACTACAGTCAAAACGTTTGGGACGTACATTGACGATGACGGTTATTTAAGTATGGACGTTATAAATTCCGGAGCAAAAGACGTACCAATTGATTTCAATATTACAATGCATCAAGACAATGGTTATGTAGGTATTGTGTCTGATTCTGGCATCATTCAAATAGGAAAAATAGAAGAAGTCGATGGTGAAGATTATCAACAAAACGAATCCGTAAACGTATTTGATTTAGCGGTGGCTGCACCAGACGATCATACTATAGCATATATTCATGAAGACCACGTTAACGGTGGGTCTATAAGTAAAATTACAGACAGAACAAAAGATGGATTATATTTGACCGATTATGGAGACAATCCAGTTTCTAATAAATGGAATGGTGGTTTGAAAACAATAACTATACCTGCTGATTCCGAAGGTAATTTTGGAAGTTCTAATTTTTATTGCTATACAAATCACTATTTCGAAATTGGAAGATTAGCACAAACCGGAGATCAAGCGATTACGTTTTTAACGGATAACAACGAAATGATTTGCGCTATGAACATATACAAAAGCAACACCGCAAGTACAGATGCATATGCTGAGTTTTGGGTTAACGGAAAAATAATTAAATCCATTAAATTTATACCAAGCAGTTTCGATTCAGAAAATCCATTTAACTTCGCAAGGGGGCATAATGACTTTAGAAAAGAGGGTGACACAATAACGTTTTATTGGTGGGGATCACATTTTACACATGTTGATTCTTCAATAACAAATATGAAATGTACAAAAATTCAGGTATCGTCATCGAATTATTCAACTAGAGGTTTGGATTCTTATAATTTTATAACTAGAAATTATATACGTTCGATATCATATCAAATAATGCATGTTAATAAATGGAAAGACGTTCCTAATAGATATTCAGATGGGGATTTACTTTTTGTTGATGGTAATGCGGGTAGAATATATCTTAACGGAATGTTAAAAGTATCGGAAGAAGTTAAAGGCAGTAAATATTTTCTTGCTGCTCCAGGTATGACAAAAGTAAAATTTACTAATTCTTCATTTTGTACTACAGTACCGACAATAACAGGTTCTATAAGAGAGGGGTGGTTGTAATAGCATGAAAAAAGAAATTAGAATTGCAATATTAGATAATAATAATAATTTATTGGGGTTTATTGACAATTATATACCGAATTCGCCAACTTTTTATAATGACGTATTACATACATATTTACAAGGCACTGCTAGTACGTTTAGTTTTACAATACAATATGACGATGATTATGTGTCTAAATATTTAATTGTCGGTAATAAATTAGCATTTGTATATAACTATACCGACTACTTTTTCAATATAATGACAACAACGATTCAAAATGGAATAGTTGAAGTAGAGGCGACTTCGTTATCTTTCGAGTTGTTAAACGAACAGTCAAGCAAATACGAGTCTACCACAGAAAGAACATTTTCTGAATATTTTACATCTTTCAATTTTGAAAAAAGTATAACGTTGGGTATTTGTGAGCCGACAACAGAAAAACTTATGCTTTCTTGGACACAATCAGACAGTATTTTAGCTCGGTTGTTAAGCTTGGCAGATGAATTTTCGGCAGAAATAGAGTTTGTAACGGCATTGAATGACGATTATACATTAGATACTATAACCATGAACGTTTATAACAAACATAGTGATACATATCAAGGTGTAGGGATTAACCGAAGTGATATTACTTTGCGATATGCTAAAGATATACCATCAATTAGAAAAGAAACAGACATTTCTGATTTGTATACGTTTATATTGTTGACCGGAGATGACGGATTAACATTGTCTTCGGTTGATAAGACAGAATACGATGACGATGGCGTTGCAGAATATACAACACCAAAAGATGGTTCACAATTGGTCGCTTTACAAGCTCGTGATCTATATCCTTCTTATTATAACACATCAACAGACAGATTTATAGCTCATTACGAAACCTTTTCTACATCTAGTGTTACTGAATTATATGATGAGGCGTTACGATTACTTAAAGAACATTCAAAACCAAAACTTACATACGAAACTGATGGGTATATAGATGCAAGTATTGGGGATACAATATATATAGAAGACGACGAGTACGCCCCAACTTTATATTTAAAAGCCCGTATAAAGGAGCAAAAAATAAGTTTTTCAGATCCATCAACAAACAAAACAACATTAACAAATTTTGAAGAAGAGACAAGTAGTATAAGTTCTACACTGTCAGATAAAGTAGCAGAAATGATAGAAGTTAAAACTGCGTATACATGTTTTATATTTACGGATAATGGTATAATATTTAAAAACAATAAAGGGTATACAAATTTGTCGGCTTTAGTAATGCTTGATGGTGTAAATAAAACAGACGACTTAACGATTAAATGGTTTAAAGATGACTATGAAATTTATGAAGGGAAAACACTTTGTGTATATGGTTATGATTTTAAAGACAGTCATGTTTATAAATTTGAAGCGTACACATCTACAAATGTATTAAAAGGGCAATATGAAGTTACAATTACAAATGTTGACGAAACAGTAACGGTAGATGTTGTTTCGTTAAATGGTATAACTTTTAAAAACGGAAACATTGATACCATATTAATGGCCACAGTTCATGTTGGTACTACTGAAATTAATACATATTCGGAATTAACGGATATGTTTGGAGATTCTGCATATTTACAATGGTCAATTAAAGAATATGGTGAAAGTGAATTTACACAAATAGAAACAAATGACACTCGTCTAACTAATAATGGGTTTTCACTATCGGTTACATCGAATGATGTTTTAAATACCGCAATATATGAAGTAAAAGTCATGGGTGATTAAAATGGAAACAAAAGCAATAAAAAGAATAACTATAACAGATATATCGGATGGCGAAATTGGTCCAATGGGTCTTACAGGTGAACAAGGAGAGAAAGGAGAGACAGGAAGTTCTGGAGAAACAGGCGTAGGTGTTTCGAATGTTTATACTTTTTATCAAAGTTCAACAGAGTTAAATATACCCGCAGTGCCAACATCAATTACAACTTTACCTCCTGAAGGATGGTTTGCCGACGAACCCGACCCAACGCCTAACGTCACATCATATTTGTACGTATTAGGTTTAACTATATTTACAGATGGAACTTATCAATACACATCTGTTTCTACATCGGCAACGTATAAAGCGGTAAACGCATTAGCCGATCGTTTATATGAAGCAGAACAAACCATAAAACCAGAGTCAATAATTACTACTGTTACAGAAAGCAATACTTATATTAATGACTTGGGTGAAAAGGTTACAGAAGAAGAAGCTGCAACAATTAGTCAATCAGCGTCTAATGTTAAAATAGGTCTTAACAACATATCAGATAGATTTGTATTTGATGCGGATGGTTTTAGAATGAAAGACGATGATTCAAAAACTATAATGGAACAAGACACTGACGGAAACTTGATGATAACTGGTGATTATACACAAAAAGGGACATATGGAAACGCTGTAGTACTTAAAGATAGTAGAATAACTTTTTATGATAGCGCAGATCCTACAAATGCAACATCACCAAAAAATATGGGTGAAATTCGTGCAGCTCATATAGATAATGAATACGGAGATGATACTGAAATACTATCAGTACAAGGAAATGGACATATTAGAGTGTTGGCACAGGATTCAAACATGTTTGGCACGGCAAGCTTGCAAGCAGGTGATGCTGGAATTTCTGGTGCTGGGATATATGCTATTGCCAATTCTTATGGAAGCAGTGCATACATGCAAGATGGTAACCCTATGATATTAAGTGGTGCGATTATAGAAGTTAATTATAATTCTTCAACTAATGTTAGTTCTGTAATGACAAGAAAAGGTTGTACATATGGGACCTTAACTGCCCAAAATTCATGGAATATTAGTGATACAAAAATATCTAAAAATAATTTCGGAAATTTCGTATGCTTAAATTTGATTGCATCACATGTCGGTACAACTAGCGCTCAAGAAGTAATTGCAACCATACCGCTTGATTATAGACCAATTACCACCATAAAGGAAATAACGTTTGAAGCTTCTGGGGGACAACTAATTGAAGTTCAAGTTACGAACACCGGTAATATTCTTGCATGGAGTGGATTAACGAATACAAATACAAATTATGTATACGTAAATATATTATACCCAACAGAAACGTAAAGGAGGGTAGAAATAGTATTTAAAATTAAGCACAAACATCTATTACTTATGGTTTGAAACTCACACATAAATACAAGTGATAGTATAAAAAGAAAGGACACACATGCGTATAGATTGGTCAGTAATCGCGGTGTTAGTTAGTATTATATCTTTAATATTAATAGAAGTGGCACAACAAAAGAAAACGTCGGAAGCTTGGGGTGACCTATCGGCGACACTTAGGGACTTTAAAGAGTTTGTTGCAAAAGAACAAGCTACTACAGCTAAAAATTATGAAAAATTATCTACACGAGTTAGTAAACATGATGAGATATTATTAAAACACGAAGTAGATATAGCATTATTATGTAAAGGAGATAAAAAAGATGAATTGGAAGATTAGATTTCAAAATGGATGGTTTTTAACAGGTTTAATTAGTTTGTTTGGTTTAATCGTGGTTTATGTTACGGGAATGTTTGGTGTAGTGTTTGATTTTGGACCCATACAAAACATTTTAGAAACA